ATGGTGCGCCTCAACAACCGTGAGACAATGGTTGTTCGTGGCGGCGGTGCCTGTACCATGCTGTCGAAACGGGCAGCGGAACTCTGCCGGTACCACCCCAGGATCACCTCGCTCCCCATGGGACAGATGTGGCAGGGTGAGGACCGGACGTTCGCCCTATGCGCCGAAGTACACGGGCTAAAGCAGATTGCTGTTTCTAGCCCACGCATTATTCACCTCTATAGCCCTGCGATGCGGACGCATGACATGATCCGCTTGGGGCTAAGGATGGCAGGATACCGTGAGGATTGACGAGGTTCTTCAGGACGCCGAACTGACGCTGGCCGCGAAGGCTGTATACATACTCGTTCTGCGCCACCCCGGTAAGGGGTCTACGTTTGAGGAGCTAAAGACGGCTTGCGCCGACCACCCAAACGACCTAAACACAGCGCTCAACATTCTCAGGCAGCGCGGATATGTTACACGCATGAACGACAGGTACTTCCATGCCTAAGCCATTCAACGGGAGACGGGAGGACCTAAGTGACCTCCATGCGTGGAAGATGGTCCCGCTGTCGGTCATCAACGACACCAACCTCAGCCCCATCGCGCTCGCCCTGTTCGTGTGGCTCTTCACAAGACCGGAGGGGTGGGACTACAGCATCAGCGGCACATCAGAGGCGCGTGGATGGTCAAGAAATACCGTACAAAAATATTTGTCAGAGCTTTCTGAGGCAGGATATCTGAACATCCGAAAAGACGAAAAATCCAGTAAATTTGCCTACGTTTGGTCGTTTAACCCCTACCCAAATGGGGTGACAAGATCCACCGACACCCAGATTTTGGGTAGCGATAACGTGAGCACCCCAGGCGACTTCGACACCGATCCTGACACCGAAGCCGACACCGACGCCAAGGATCTTGACGTTTTAGCTGCTCAAGATTTGAGCACAAATATAGAAGAGAATACTCTAGCTAGTTTTACTACCTCTCTAGCTACAACGAAAACCCCTAGTACCCCTACGCCGCAGCCAGCAACGTCACAGCGCGAGGTGCCGGTTCCGCCACCCTACCGGCGGAAGCCATCCACCACGATCCCGGCTGACTGGGAGCCGGACGAACGCCACACCTACCGGGCAGCGGAGTTCGGACTGAACCTGCGGCTAGAAGCGGAGAAGTTCGTGAACTACTTCGAATCCACCGGGAAGCGGAAACGGGACTGGCCGCGAACGTTTCACAACTGGCTCATCAGGGCGCATGAGTACAAGCACCCCCTCCCCAGTCGCGTAATACCCCAAAAATTGGGCGGCGGAGGTGGTGGGGCAGGAAATGGGTATCGAGCATTCACCCACGATGACTGAGGCCAGGGTTTAGAGGGGACTAATAGGCCTCAGAACGCACGAGGAGGTACAAGGAGGTATCCTGACTAGGGTAGCATCATCCGCGAAGGTTTTAGGGGCCGTTTCTATGCTTTTTAGCGAAGGGTGGTATCGTGGCTAGTTTGGCATCACGGGCGAGGGTCTTGAGGGACAGGGGTCTGCGGGTTTCGATGGCAGAAGATCGCGAGCCGATTGCGGCTGGTCGCAGGGGTCACATCTGGGTGTACGGTGAGGGGGAGTTGGGTTGCGTGTTTCTCCCGCAATATCGCCAGATCGGGGATGTTGACCAGCGTTGGTCTTGGGTCAAGAAGAGGCTTCCGTCCGGTTGTCGCATCACGCAGGATGGAGACGTTGAGGGCGTATTCGTCTTCGGGGTGGACAACGAGGAGGCGCTTGCGTATGCTGTGAAGGCCATCCAGCACCGCAAGAAGCGCACATTGTCGGACGAGGAGCGGGAGCGGCTGGCAACACAAGCGAAAAAGAACTTTAAGTTGGGGGGACAGGATGACAACGGATCGGATTGAGGTATACACGGAGAAGGCGGCGGCGATTGTCGATGTGCGGATGCGGCAACCCGTCCACACGGTGCCGACCGGACTGCCGGACATCGACAAGGCGTTCCGGCTGTGGGGTGACCGGAAGGGGATCCCCCGTGGGAGCTACGTCATCATTGGCGGTGCAAGCTCTGCTGGTAAGACGCGATTCGGGCTCTGGCTGATGAAGAATGCGGTGGCCGCTGGGGAGTCGGCGGAACTGATCTCCATGGAGATGCCGCAAGACGAACTTCTGATCGCTCAGATGCAGGGGATCGGGGGCCTGGAGTACAACGATTGGCTACCGTCGCAATGGACGGAGGGCCATGGGGACCGCCTTATGACCGCTGTTGGGCAGCGCCGTGCGTCATCGGGTGCCACCCTCAACCTTTGCTCTCTGGTGGGGCGCTCGCAGCTAGGCAACGTCATGGATGCGCTGGAGGAGGGCCGGGCGAACGGCTGCACGTTCTTCGTTGTAGACCACCTCCAGCTTGTTAAAATGGACCGGGTGCGGGATATGCTGGACCGGGTGGAGATCGTCAGCGAGACGCTGCGTGAGTGGGCCTTCTCCAACCGTGTCACCGTGGTTGGGCTGTCTCAGCTAAAGCGGTCTGCGTCGGAGAATTACTTCCAGACACCCAGCATCCACGATCTCTGGGGCGGAACGTCGATGGAGAGCAACGCCAGCATCATCCTGATGCTTGACCACACTCGCTTGGAGTGGGACGAGCAGCGCAACCACATCCTGCGCTACTGGCTGATGCTGGGGAAGAGCCGGATCGGTCCCGACAAGTTTGGGGTGCCCGTGGAGGTGGACTTCGCCAAGAACACCTACCGCCAGATGATGCAGGACGAGGAATACAACTTCCCTCGTCGGAGGGATTCGAAATGACTGGAGAGATCGGGATGTCGCCAATGCATGATGCCGTCCGCTACTTGGCCGACCGCATTCGAGCGGAGTCATTGGAAAGACAGGCGAGTGCCGCTCTGGACGCTGGGGATCTTGTGGCATACCGCAGACTGTCGTTTGAGTCGGCACAGTTGGCGAACAATGCTGAGACACTCCGCAAGGACACCATCCTGCGAGCCAGGAAACAAGAGATTGAGGGGAGATAATGCCACGCAAGGGGACCACGAAGGTCCGAACCTGTAGCCGCTGTTACGAGGCGGCACCAAAGGCCCAATTCACGGGCGACAATAAGCGGTGCAACAAGTGCGTGGACGAAAAGTCTCGCCAGCTTCGCCCGTCCAGTTGTCTACGGAAGCACCATGAGGAGATGCTGGCGAAGAAGCCAGAAGGGTGTCCGGTAGAGTTTGCGGCGAGGAAACGCGAACTGGACGTTAATATCCTGTGGGAGATGGTTATGGCTCACAAGGACGTCTGCGTTCACCTAGAGCGCCACAAAGGTAGTTTCAATGGTAAAACGCCTGAGCAGATTGCCATTGACCATTTCGGTGACCCAGACAGGACCGTAGAGTTTTTGGAGGCGTCGGCAAAGAAGGCGCTGGCCAGGGGTAACGTAGACCGTTTTGAGTCGTTGATGGCGGAAGCGGTGGAGAAAAAGGACGTTGACAAGGATGAGCTTAACCGCAAGATTGTGACTTATATGTCCGCAAGCGTAGACGCAGCAACGTGGATGGGATGGTTCTACCCGTACTCAAAGCGACACAAACTGGAGGTGGACTGAGATGTTAGTGATGGTGTTCTGGGAGGACGCGCTTCAGGAGCTGGGCGCATGACACCCTACTATGAAGACGATTTCGTGACGATCTACCACGGGGACTGTCGGGATGTACTGCCGATCGTGTCGCCCGTGGACTTAATCGTTACGGACCCGCCCTATGGTGTTGGTTACGACTATGGAGACGGGACGGACGATTCGCCGGAGCGCCATTGGCCGTGGATGCTAGATACGCTGGAGATTATGCGGGCGGCGTCACCGCAAGTCGTGTTCACCCATCGGCAGGAAGCGCTATTTCGGTTGCCGAGGCCAGACAAGGTGTGCGTGTGGCACAAGCCTTTTGCTCTCGGCTACGCTATCCGTGGCTGGATGGCGCATTGGGAGCCGATCTTCGTGTACGGCGCTGATGTGACACTACGGAATAACGCCGGAAAGAAGGCCGCAAGCAATGACGCCTTTTCGTTCTCCACCATACCAAACAGGCACGGACACCCGGCAGAGAAACCGCTTGAGTTCATGCAAGCGTTGATTGGCGTATTTTCCGGCAACGTATGTGACCCGTTCATGGGGTCTGGCACCACCCTCGTTGCCGCCAAGAACCTGGGCCGCAAGGCCATTGGCATCGAGATCGAGGAGCGGTACTGCGAGATCGCGGCGAAGCGGTGCTCGCAGGAGGTGTTGCGGCTCTAATGGACGCCTCCTTCCTAGCGGATGTCCGGAAGATCCTAGAGACGCTCAAGCGGCCGCCCATTTTGTCCGTATCGGAATGGGCCGACACCCACCGCCAGCTCTCCCGAGAGGCGTCTGCCGAGCCGGGGCGCTGGCAGACGGAGCGAACCCCGTACCTCCGTGAGCCGATGGACTGCCTGACGGATCGGCGGGTGGAGACCGTGACGCTCATGTACCCGTACTCAAAGCGACACAAACTGGAGGTGGACTGAGATGTTAGTGATGGTGTTCTGGGAGGATGCGTCCTTCAGTCTAGACGATGAAAGTCCGCCAGTTTATAACGCTTGCACGGTAGGGTTTCTCTTGGAGTCCACCAACGATTATATCACGGTGGCCGGCGAGGAGCTTGTGTCGGAGGACCACCAATTCAACCGATCCGTGACAACCATCCCGAAGCGCAGCGTGGTCAGGATCTGTGAACTCAAATACCCGTCAATAAATGCCTAGATACGACCTCATTTGTCCCAATTGCAAGACCGTGGAAAAAGACGTTTTTGAACCCATGGACTTTGAAGGTGATCGGCCATGCGATTGCGGGGAGCAAAAGAAGCGCATGATGTCGCTAACACAACCACCGCAGGGAGGAGACACTCCTCGCCACTCAGAGAGGGTGTGGTGATGCCGACGATAACCAAGGCGTGGATTGTATTTTCCGCAGCCGTGCTGGTAAATGCATTTCTTGCCAGCCATATCCTGACGTTCCTACTTGTGTCCGCCTTCGTGGTACTTGAGGGTAGTGCGGTAATGTCAAAAAAGTGGGGCAACACTTACAGCGAACACGTTTGGATGATCCCAGCCACGGCAATTAGATGGACCGTTGGCGTGTGGCTGGCGCTACAGGTAATGCTACAGATCAACTGGGTTGTCGGGCTGCTGGTGATGGCGTGGCTTCCAGTACACTTTGTTTCAAAAAAATCCTGGCATTAAAACATGAGTATTCTGGTTTGTACCCTCTGTCGAAACGAAATGGGCAGATACCTGCAACAAGTCGTTCCAATTTGGCAAGAATTTGCGGACGATATTCTTGTTGTGGATGACCGTTCGACGGACGGCTCACGGGAATACATGATTGAGGAAAAGTGTCGGGTGTACGACAACCTCTCAGAGCCGATGATGGGCGCGGAACACGACATTCGCCAGTATCTCTGGGACATCGCAACGCAATCCAAGCACGATATTTTGCTATGGCTAGATGCCGATATGTACCCAGCCTGTAACCCCAAGGATGCGTTTAGGGAAGACGCAAATTCTTTCGCATTTAAGTACTACGATCTCTGGGGCGAGTGGGAGTACCGGGACGATGTATGGTGGGACGCACACACAAGGCCCCGTGTATGGGCTATACGCAACCCAGGCCCCAACAGCCACAAGCTTCCAAGGGCAGCATGGCACTCAGGGCACATCCCCGACAGCGCAAAGATCCAGCCGCTTCAGGTGATGGATGACCGCTATTCTCTGTTGCATCTAGCTTACGCCACTCCAGAAGGGCGCAAGCGGCAGTTTGCAAAGTACGCCCTGCTGTATCAAGATAGTGCGTTGTCGCCAGCAGCCTGGGGTCACGCTTTAACGATCATGGACAAAGCAGCAAACACAGCGATGCTGCCATTTGCCCCGGAGTACCATGTCGATCCTAATTCGTAATTGGCAGCTAGTGGGGTGGTTGCTTGCCATAAGTGGGGGGCTACTATACATTCACCAGCGGGACGCACGGCTACGAGCCGAAGGGGAGGCCAGGGTGTACGCCCAGAAAGCAGACTCGTTGACATCTGTTGCAGATTCCTTCAAAACGGCAGCAAGGAAGGCGGACGAAAGAGCCGATTCTGTTGCCGCAGCAGCCGATCTCGTTGTGATGCAAGCCGAAGAAGTAGTGGCCGAAATCGAAGCACGGGAAAATGCGGTGATGGAAGCTACGGACGCCACCGTAGACCTCTTGGCACACACCCTACCAGAGGGCTACGAATCTATCGTAGACTCTTTGCGAATAGACATTGAGATGGAGCGGCTACTTAACAATCAAATGTTGGAGCAGTTTTTACGGGTAATAGAAAGTAAGGATAATATCATTACCGCACAGTCCACTCAGATCTTAGCCAAGGAGCAGCAGATTTCTGCACTTGAACAAGCACTAGCGGCAAGGGTGTCAGCATCCACCGCCATGGAGAGATCGCAGACAGGGTTCTTGGAAAAAACTTTGTACGCCGTAGTAGGGGTAACAATTGGCTACACAATTTCACAACTTGGTGGGTTTTGAAATGAAACTTAGCACCCTGCAAATAGAGTGGGTTGACTGGGCCATGCAGCAATACGAAGGATCAACCGGCGGATGGGACAATGATGACGAGCTTGTTAACACGTTTATGCATTGCATCTGTGTTGTCATCGCAGCGGGGAAAAACCTAAAGAACAATGTAGATATTAAAAGTGCCACAAATGTGCTTGAATCATTCAAGAACCGTGAAAAAGAAATGGAAAACATGATGGATCAGGTTCTTCGGCACAAAATGAATGAATCTTACGAGGCGATTTTGGAACACAACGATGGATTTGAGGAAATCAAAGACTCAATAAACCCGTTGGGGTTCGACACTAAAGTGTTGGGGGCGTGATGGCAAACGTTTGGCATTTACACCGGGACACGTTTTTGGATGACGGGGTACTGGGTAAGCTTGAGGGTGGCGGGGGTCTAGTCTTTGAGACTATCGAAAACCCTGCCACCCTCATTGTTCCCGGCGAGTACCGCTGCGTCCGTGATTGGTACCATCGTGGCGACTACGAGGCGTTTGAGATCCTTGTGGAAGGCCGGAATAGGCTTCTTATTCACGCAGCTAACCGCGCCAGAGAACTAGAGGGGTGTATCGCCCCTGGCCATGAACGTAGCAAAATTAGCGGCGAAACCGCCGTGATCCATTCTAAAGCTGCGTTTGGCAAATTCATGAATGCTAATAATGACATTGACAAGTTTACGCTAGTTATTACACAAGCCAAGGAGGGGGAATGACATGGCTGCTACCGTCCTCTCCCTCTTTTCGGGCTACGGTGGGCTTGAACTCGGGCTCCACGCCGCCCTCGGAGATGCCCGAACTGTGGGCTACGTCGAGCGCGAAGCCTACGCCGCGGCCATCCTCTTGGCCCGGATGGAGGACGAGGCCTTGGAGCCAACTCCTGTTTGGTGCGGCGATGTCCACGAGTTGGACCCCACCCCATTTCTCGGAGTGGATTGGGTCACCGGAGGCTTCCCATGCCAGCCGTTCAGCGTCGCAGGAAAGCGAGAGGGCCAAGAAGACGAGCGATGGCTGTGGGAGTCGGGTATCGTCCCACTCCTTCGGGCGATTCGACCGCAATGGTGTCTATTTGAGAACGTCCCTGGACTTGTTCGGCTTGGACTCGGACCCGTCCTCCGAGACTTGGCCGTCCTCGGGTACGATGTCGAGTGGGATCTGTTCAAGGCGAGCGACGTGGGAGCCTCCCACCGCAGGGAGCGCATCTTCATCCTCGGAAGGCTGGCCGACGCCGGATGCGAACTGCTGGCAGGGCGGGTTCGTGGGGGAGAGAGTGGACAAGAACGGGAGGGTGCGGCCACCAGGGAGAGACGGGCAGTTGCACAATGCGATCACACTCAACTGGCCGACGCCGGATGCGAACTGCTGGAAGGGGGGGACGAGTTCGGAGCCGAGGCCGAACGGGAGGATAGGGCGGGACGGGGCATTGGACGACACCTGTTCGCTCCCGGCCCCGCTGATCTCGACGTGTGGGCCAGAGTGCTCACCGAAGCACCGCAGGTTGAACCCTCACTTTGTCGAGTGGCTGATGGGTCTGCCGGATGGCTGGAGTATCGCCAGGACCGGCTCCGTGCGCTCGGGAATGGCGTCGTACCGCTCCAAGCTGCGGTGGCTGTGCGAGTGCTTGCTGAACGGGCAGGGTGGGATCTGAGATGATCCCCGACGAGGTGGTGGTCTACGTCCCCAGCCACGGGGAGATGACAGCTGGCCAACTGCGCTCGCTTGCGACCACATTCAAGACTGGCTATCACATTGTTCGGGGTCTGCTAGTTGCTGGGTTCACCATTGTTGTCACGGAAATTGACTAAAATGGCGTAAAACATGAATACTTATACAGTAGCAAGGGTCATGTACGCCTCAAACTGTCGCGTGACTACTATGAGATACAGGTTCTATCGCACACGGGAAGACGCAGACGAGCCTGGGTGGTGCATCGCGCACGACGATGACCAGACAACATGGCGATGCGAGGTGTGCAACTTTGTAAACGAATCACACCAAGATTTCTGCGGGTTCTGTGGGGCAAACCACGATGGCGACCTTCCGGCTGAATACGGCGTAAACCCAGAACAAGAAGAGGAAGAATGATTCGCGAAGCTACTAAACAAGCTACTGAGGGGTAAAATATGGCCGGTGGGGCACCTTGGACCGAACAGGAAGCAAATTTCTGCGCTCGCCTCTGGGCGATGGGCCACACAAGTCAGGAAGTGTGGCAGAAACATTCCGCTACCGGGCAGTTTCCAAAGAGAGCCTTTTCATCAATTGCCAAAGCACGGACATCGGTAACGCTAGTGCGGGACGCCGTGGAAAGGGCGGAAAATGGGTACACGGTTCCGGAGCGTGTCGAACGTGCGCTGGGCGGCGAACACGAACCCGGTATCACCCTAGAGTGTGCGGAGAAGCCGCCAGCACTCTCAGTCGAGGCAATGTGGAAGAGGGCTGAGATCCAGACCCGCGCCATGGCTGAGTGGCATCAGGAGAGACACTTTGCAACGATCCGTTTCAAGACTGACCACCCCATCGGCATCAGCTTCCTTGCTGACCAGCACATCTCGCAGGGTGGCCCCGTCCTTCTAGACCGGATGCGGCAGGATGCGGAGCTTATCCGCGACACTCCGGGACTGTATGCTATTCTGGGTGGCGACGGTGTGGACAACCACATCAAGCACCAGTCGGCCATGGTCAACTCTGAGTCGCGCCCCGGCAACGAGTGGAAGATGTACGACCACTACCTAGGGATGTTTGGGCATAAGGTAGTGGGGGCCATCAGCGGCAACCACGACGACTGGACGCAGGACACCACGGGGCATGACGCCGTGTCTCAGTTGATGAAGCGCAACCGCATCTGGTTTGCGCCCGACTATTTCGTTCTGACGGTGGAGCTAGAAAACTCCGCTGGGCACGTTCAGCCATACGTTGTCAAGATTCGCCACCAGTACCGCTTCAACTCCACGATTAACGAGACGCACTCCGTCAAGCAGATGCTGCGGTTTGATGACCACGACTTCGATGTCGGGGTTCTCTGCCACAAGCATAAGTGGGCTTATGAAGAGTTCGAACACAACGGCATGGATCGAATCGCTCTTCGCCCTGGTTCGTATCAGGTGACGAGCGGCTACAGCAGACGCTACGGGTACGGGCAATCTACGCCCACTTGCCCAACCGTGATTTTGTGGCCGAAGGAACGCAAGCTCCACGGCTTCAAGGATGTCCACCTAGCGGCAGACTACCTTCAGTGGGCTAGGCGTTAGCGACCGGCAAGCCAAGAAATGGCGTCGTAGGCTGGCTTGTACCTGCCAGCACCAGCACGATGACGATGACAAGGAACTCAGGGAGCCCCCACGGCTTGCGGAATAGCGGTGTGCTCTCTTTCATCGCTCCTATCTCCGAATCCCGTTGATTATTTCGTCAAGCAGCCCACGGATAACTGGATCGTGGATAATTTCTCCTTTGTGGAGAGCCGTCCAGCCCTCCGCAATCGTCTCCGGGGTGTTCTTGGCGGCGTATTGACTTATCGACATCGCCCTAAGGTTGGCTTCATCAAGTGGGTCACGCGGGTAAAATGTGTATGCGTCACCACCAAGTATGTCCCTTCCGAACTCGCGTAGCCCTCCCGGCATCCTGTCGTGCATGGCGTGTCCGATTTCATGCTGTGTCAGATCCCGAATGTTGTCAACGGCATATCCGCGCACACCTTCGTTCTCTAGCGTCCATTCGTTTGAGGCCATGTGCACATCGTTTGATCTTGCTACATCATCAACCCTACGCATGATTATACCGCCATCAGCGTACTCCCCTCGCGCCAGGCCGATCATGTCTCCGTACTGGCCATATTCCGGCACTACCCTGATGTACTCAAGTGGGTCAGCGTTGTATTTACCCAAAGACGACTCAAGCGCATCATACATCTCGCGCACCATGTCATCGTTGGCTCCACCGAGGTGAACCTTCTTCGCAAACCTGCCCAGAAGAGATGTGTTCGGAATCCCCGGAATTACGCTCGCAAGAGACACAAGCCCCCACCCTGGATGGCCCGACATGAATTGCTGTGGCGCGTCCCATAAAGCGGCCTTGATGTCGCCAAGGATCGGCGTAAAGTCGATTGCCGTTGGTACAGCGGATGCGACACGCTTGCGGAACTCCTCTGGGTCTTCCAGCGGGCCACCGTAGGGCTGCGTGTTTGTATCCCTCGGCATCGGGACCACGGGCGCGGTCGAGCCCCTGCCCCACCAAGGTTTGTCTGGACCTTTTGCCCACCAGGGCTGTTCTGGGTCGCCACCGCCCAAGGAAATCATCCTACCTCACAAGTAGATCTTTGATGATGTCGCGCACGGCGTCGATGTAGCCGCCGAAGACCGGCAGCAGTTCGCGGTTCGGTGTCAAGAAGTCAATCAACACCAGCGACACAAGGATAACCAGCAATTCGGGCCAGCCCCAGGGTTTACGAAAAAGGGGAGACTGGTCCGCCATTAATCCTCCAGAACCTTGTCTAGCTTGTTTTCAATTCGGTCAAGGCGCTGCGAGAGCGCAGAGAACTCACGGATATGTACAAAGTTTGATGACTGCTGCATGAAGTCGTCCTGCGTAAACCGGCTTGTTTCGATGTAGTCCAGTCTGGCGTCATGGTTGATAATTGTGCGAGAGTTCTGCACGACTTCGACAGCCGTCCAAGATATAAATGACACCAAGATGCCTAGAAGGCCAAGCAGGGAGGCAATGAAGCCACCGGGAAGCTCGACATGGACGCTGGATCCCTCTCTGGTTGCCAGTTTCAAGTCCATTACCTTTGGCGCTTGCGCCCGTCGTTAAGGAGTCCCTTTGACCCAAGTTGCCCACCCACACTAGCCAAAAGCCCAGACTTAAATGCGTTGGCCCTTGCAATCTTTTCGGGTATTTCGCTGGCCTCTGTTAGAAGACCTTGAGCAGCAGTAGACTCCATGTTGAGGATATCAATCAACTCGTTGGCCAGCCGTCGCCCACCAGCACTACCGCCAAGGTTGGCCGTAATCATTGTCCGCGCAGACGCACCGAACATCTTGTTGAGCGAGTACGCAATTGCCGTCAGCCCCTGCGTGAACAATCCCTTCATTTCGTCGTAAGTGCGCCCAGTAATGGCACCAGAAGCGGTTTTTAAACCTTGTAGCCCCTCACTAGACACATCGTAAACCGTCTGTCCTTGGTTGATGAGTTTGTTGAAACCAGACGCAGCTTCATCACCAAAGTCACTTGCGATCCTTTGGCTAATCTTTGGCGCACGAAGCGCGTTTAGCACCTGACCGACCTCACCCTTATTGATTGCGTCATCAACGAGTTCTACGGTTTTGCCCAAGCGGTACAGGTCGTTTGCTTCTTCATATACCGGAGACGCCTTAATCATTGCATTACGAAGAGCCGTGTTGGCCTTTTGAAGCGGCAACGGTGCCGTTATATCCCCAGCAATGCGTCTCTGCGATTCCATGGCTTGTTCCCAGCTTGCAAACCTTGGCTGCTGCCAAACGCCGCCGATATCACGACCAATCTCAGTCGCTCTGTTCGGTAGCTGATAACCGCCAAGCCTTGCGCCCTGCCGTGACGCCATGCCGGTGCCAATCCCAGAGGTTTCGGTCAACCTCTCCACACCCATGAGGGCGTCCAGTACGTTTTCCGGCACCTTATGTGGGTCCAGCGTTTTGTACAGCGTCTGGGCGGCCTCAACCCTGCCACCGGCCCTCGTACCCGGCAGCAAAGCGTCCGCAGCCGCTCCAAACCTAGCCGGAACACCACTTTGGCGGTTTTGAAGAAAAGACTCAACTGCCCGAAGCCGGGGGAGATCATCAACGGAAGATGTAGCCGATTTAAGGAGCCCACCGCCAACAATGGGGCCAAGCGTTTCCGCAAGAGTCATCCCCCCCACTGGCTCAAACGTCGTTGGTGTAACACCAACTTCGTTGGCAAGAAAATCTGGGGCGTCAATACGACCCCTTGCGATATTCCGTTGCTTACCGATGTATTGTCCAAGGTACCCAAGGCCAACAAGCGGTGCGCCAAGGGCTAGGGCCGACGCCCCGCCACGCACGCCACCTCCCAGCCGCTGGCCAGGGTCTGCTGTGCCAGATCCGTAGCCAAACCCCTCCACACCGGCTAGACCCAGCGCGGTAGCGGTAGACCGCAGCCCAGAGGCGGCAGCAGGGATAGCGGCCCGTGTAAGCGCACCACCTCCCAAGCCCATTAAGGCCATTCCGGGCGCTTGCGCTGCTACCTTAACTGGCGTCGGAACAGCGGCGCGTTCTGCGGCAATCTGTTCGTGCGGGATGCCCCTTAGCTTTGCTTCCAACTCGTCTGCGTATCCAAACGTGACGGGCTGTGCCATCTCACGCACAACATCGCGTGTTGCACCACCAAGAGCGTCAAAGTAGCCCGGACCCGCAAACGCAGTCATTCCGGTAGCGCCGGGAATTCGCTGTGGGGGCGGCTCCTGCATAGATGCGACGGCCTGCCGATAGGATTCAGGCGTCATGTTGTGGGTTCGCAGAAACTCCACGATGCGCTTGTTCTTGTCGCCGTCCTCGCCCTTTCCGTCTTTGATGGCGCGGATGGTTTCAATGATTTGCCTGATGTCAGGTTCCATATTGTTTAAGTGCCGGTGTCGTTTGTAAGGGCGTTATGTGGGGGGCGTCGGGAAGATGTCGTCCAGAGATCCAGTATCCACAACCGGGGTTTCAAAACCAGCGTTAATAGCCTCAAGGGCAGACCCGAAATCATTCTTCTCAACAAACTCGCGCCTAATCCTGTTCCACTCAGAGTCTCTACCGCCACCATTGAGGTAGTGCTGTTCGTACAACTGTTGTAGCGCGACCTTACGCTGGTTGAGCAGGATAAGGGCCTCCACCATCAACTTGTTACCGTCCCTTGAGTTGCCAAGCCCCGGAACCATTGCCCGCAGGAACTTAAGTTCCCCCTCAGACAAAGAACCGGGCATACCGAAACCGCTTTCGGGGTTTCTGAAGTAGAGGGCAAGCTGTGATCCAAGGGAGTTGACCATGTCGGCCACGCTAACCCCCTGCACATCGAACCCAAGCGCTTGCCCAAGCTTCTTAACTGCGTGTACGTATCCTCCACCAGACCCCTGATACACAGTTTCGTCTTGGAGCGCAGACTTGAGCATACCAAGCATATTCAACTGCTGGTCTGCGCCATCGGCCTCTCCGTCCAACTGCTCAAGGTACTTCTGTGACCTCTCCTCAACCGCGATCTGTCTTGGATCTTGCGCCCCCGATCCGGCCCTCGCCGCGCCCATGCGGAGTTCGCGGGCATAGTCTCGGATCTGGGCACGAACGTCCGGGGGCGCAGCGTAGTATTCCTCCAGAGTTGGCACGCCGAAGGCCCCCATCGCCTCGCGGACATAACTGCCGGGATCTGCATAATCCGGCCCCTCGACACCCTGAAGGGCGGGGTTGTACGCGATCATGTTGCCTTCTGCGTCAACCTGCATGGCACCAACCGGAAGGATGCTTTTCTCGTTCCTTGCCTGGTACAGCGGAATGGCGATGCTCGGGGGGAGTCCGCGCAGGTCTTCTGGCAAGAACGAGTCCAACGCCCCCATCTGCCGCCGCTGTTCCAAGACTTCGCGGGTGGCGGGAAGCGACTGACCTAGAGCGCCAAAGAAGCTCCCAGCACCACCGGGGGCACTTGCAGCCATCATGCGGGAGCCAAAGTCAAGCAACCCCTTGCTGAGTTCGGATCTATCCTGTGCCCCCAGCAGGGTGCTAAGAATGCCCTGAATCCGGCTCCCCATCGACTGGGGCTGCTGGATCTGCTGCTGAAGTTGTGGCCGCTGCTGAAGCACCGCCTGACCAATCTGTGGCAGCTTTCCGCCAACCATGCTTGAGATCTGGAAGGGGTATTTGGGGTTTATCACTGTGACCTCCCCAGATAAGCACCACCCAGCGTGCCGGCTAGGCCAACAAGTCCGCCAAGCGTACTACCATTTTCCGTTTGCGTCTGCACGGTGTTACCCGGAACACGGCTCAATAGACCGCTTAAGAAATCGTAATACTGCATAGGGATCTGCCGTTCTGCAGCACCAAGGCCGGCAAGGTTGCCATATGCGCCGGCTTGCATCCCCAGCCCCTGATAGAGATTGCGGCTGGCCTGATCAAAACCAGCGGACCTTAGCTGTGCGATAGCTCTCGCAGAACTGTCCAGATAGTTCCGGTAGTTCTCCGCTTCCAGCAGCGCGGCACGATCACCGCCAAAGGCACCGGCCTTGGTGGCGTACCCTGCGGCGTCAACGTTCGCCACTTGTCTGGCACGGTTGAGGTCCGCAAGAGTCGAGTCGATAACTTCGCCGGTATATGGGTTCATGTACGCCCCAATATTCTGGCTAAAGTATCCGGGCGCATCGGTCATGGAACGGAACCCTTCACGCGCAAGCTGCTCGTCCTGCGTAAGCTCCGTGGAAATTGGCCCAACCCCGCCGCCGGGACCGCCGTATCCACCGCCAAGACCAAGCTTATTAACGGCGCTACCCAAAAAGCCACCGTAATTGGGGGTGTAGGATTGTCCGCTGCCACCGTACCCAGATGCGGCATCGTAAAGTCCAAGTCCACGGCTGCGGAGCGCCGGATCGGCCTTTATTGTCTGTGAAGTGGTTGACTTGCCCATTATAACTCCTTGTGAAGCACGACAGCTTCTTCGTGGAAACCGTGAGGCGCGAGGATTCGCTTCCAGCCTCTTTGGCCTGTGACTTCCATAGTCAAACAGCCGTTGGCTTTTGCGTATTCCTCGCCTTCCTCTAGAAGGCTTAGGACACCCGTGAGATCGCCGCCAGCCAACCAAACATTAAAACTGCAATAGTTTGGGTGCTGTACAATCTGCGTAACGACATTGGCGTGTGAAGTCTTCAGACGACGGGCAAAGTCCACCTCGTAGTCCTCAACCTCAAGACGGTGCTTCTCAAACGGGGCACCATCCACACGTTCGTCCATTCTGCTCATAGAAACTCACCAATCAGTACGCCGACAATCAGGCCAACGCTGTAGACAATGGGACCAAGCATATCCCCCACCCGGTCAGCCCGAGGTGAGACACCCCACTGGTTCGGCGTGTCGTAAGATCCGTGTGCGACATGGAACCGCTTGTCCATGTGTTCGCGCCAGACGAAGTACAACGTCGCCAGCACCGATGCCGCCAGTGCCCCGTAGCGGCCTCCAGAAAGGCCGACGAGCGACGCAAGCACCACCACCGCCGTGTGCCCGATCCACGAATGCCACGGCGTCGGAAAACGCGCCTTAAGCCACATCACGGTGTTTCTTCCTCTACAGGCTCTCCAGATTCCTCGCCCAGGAAGGCGTGCGGTGGGATGTCGGTGTTTAGCACTGTGACTCCGGTAGGTAGGTCTACCATCTTGCAGCGCACATATGCGCCTTCAGCGTCGAGGTACTCCGCTTCAAGGATGTAGTCCTCCAAACCCGCGAGGTGGCCGCGCTTGTAACGGGAGGAGCCGGAGCCGATGCTTTGACCACCCGCATCCGGGTTGTCCCGTGCGAGGTCGTAGATGAGGTCGCCGTCCGCGAGTGTGGCGACATAGATGCCGCCAGCCTCTTCCATACCCCGCCGGGCGTTTGCGTTCACGCGCAAAAGTAGAGCCATCTTTTACACTCCTGCTATGCCGCGCATTTGGGTTAGTGTGCGGATGCCTTTGGCAATGGTGAATCCACGGAACGCAACACCATCCTTAGGGTCGTTACCATTGGTGCCCAGGTAGAGGCGCTGCCCGCTTGGGCGAGTCACGATGCCGCCGCTTGGAACTGCGCCTGTGGAGGACGCAACCTCTGTACCGCCATTGACCGTAACGTAAGCCTGTATGGAACCATCCGCGTTCATCACGACACGAAGCTCCACGATATCTGTGGAGGTGTGTGTGGCGGAAGAATTGGAAGTGGAAACCGCTGTGCCGTTGTCGTATTGTGCCCCGATTCTTCCATCGCCAAAATTGAGAATCGCATAGAGACGCGGGTCAGAATCGCGGGTGCCGTCCCCGATCTGAAAGATACGGCCAGCTGTATCAAGTTCCTCTTGAAACTTTGCGTACACCGTCATCTCTTGGAATGGTGTCGGGTAGTCGTAGTACAGCGTATCCACCGCCCGCGTCGCCGTAGACGCCACCGTTGGGATGTAGCTAGACGGGGAGGCACCTGCTTCAAGCTGGGCTCCCCAGATGTAGGCGAAATTCGAGCCGTCCACCGTGACGTTTCCAGCCCCCAATTGCACAATGAAACTACCGTCCACATCCGTCACGGTCGTAAACGTGATTGAGCACCTATACCAGCCGTTGCCGAACGCTTCGATCCGGGAGGTAAGTGCGCTACCCTTGGTCCCAAGGGTGCCGTTGGTCAGATTGAACGCAGCCTGCTGGTTCGCTGGGTCTGTGAAGCCCGCAATTCCCAGGCGAATGGAGTCGGAGTCTGTGCCACCTCCATACTTGGCAAAGCACGAGAAGGTGTAGGCTGTGCCAGCAGATAGGCTCGCAGGGGTGTACGAGGCGTAGACGGAGTTGGATCCACCCGATGCGTCGTCTCGAATCTCATCGGCTGTGGTCGTGCCGGCTGGTGCAGCGATGGCGTTCGCGGTCAGGTCTACCCTGGTCTTCGTCCACGCCGCGTTGTCGAACTGCTGCGAATATGTCAGCAGGTTCGTCCGCTGCTCCTCCAGTAGCGTAGTCCGCTCGCGCAGACCTGTGACGGGGTTAAGCGCGTAGTGTGAGTCGCGCAGGACGTCGGAGCCGGGGTTTGCACCCGTGGCTTGGTAGTCGGTGAGGGTGGAGCCGCGTTCGAGCTGTGCGCCCCAGATAAACACAGAGTCGCCCACATCGGAGTTGCGGGTGTTGTCGGCGTTTGCTGGTGAGAAATCAATCCGATCTGATGCACCGAGCGTAGACGCTGTACCAGAGATGGAGCATCTGTACCAGCCGTTGCCCGCCGCAGAAATAGCAGCGGTCAGTCCGGTACCGACCGTTCCAACAGTTCCAGTGGCAAGATCGAACGACGCCCACGGCCCACCGCTAACGGCATTATCTCGAATGTAGAACCAGTTCGTCGTGTCCTGTTTGGCATAGATGCTGAACGTCCACTCCGCAAGGGATGAGCGCGTAGACAGAAGGTAGGTGTAGCTGATGGTGGCGAGAGTTTCGGCATTATCAGCGGTTGCTGTACCGTCTGGTGCCGTAGTAGCGTTTGCCGTGATGGTTGTGGTGGTCTTCGTCCATGGCGTCCCGCTAAAGTCCTCCGAGTTTGCGGCAATGTTGCGGTTCGTGTACTGCACCACCCCATCAGCATCGACATAGGTAGCAGAAGAGGAACGGGTAAACGTGTAGCCCCCGGTCCCAGGCTTGTACCTGAACAGCGGACGCTCGCCGCCCATCACAGCGGTCATGTCCGCAGGACCGAAATTGAACAGCCCGCCGAGAATAGACATCAGTCAGAATACAGAACGTGGAAGAGAAGGTCGCTCGCCGTCCCGATCACTGTGAACTCGTTCAGGTTAGCACACGGCTGGATCGGCATGACATCACCCGCCGCCAGGGGATAGCTCGTCGTGGCAGCAGCAGTGTCCTTGAAATTTACATAGCAGGTGCCAGCGTTTGCCGGGTCGGCCTTAAAAATCACAGCTTTGCCAGAAACCGTCGCCAACGAAGCGCTTGTAGCAGTCACCGTGGTGACACCGATCTGCTTGATGCTAAAACTGTTGTCGAAAACCGTACTCATCATTATCTCCGTTAGAGATCCTTGCTCAAAACAACTGCACGCTCTACGAAACCGTAAGGAGCAAGAACCTTCTTCCAGCCCCTACGGCCAGTCACTTCAATTACGGAACAACCATGATCTGTCGCCCAAACCTCCGCATCTTTTAGGAGGCTAATGATTTCGTGCAGATCACCACCCGCCAACCAGATGTTTAGGGCGCGATAGGTTTCGTGATCTGCCACCTGGGTGACGACAGTGGCGTTTTCGGTTTCCCAGAGTTGGGCGTGACCGCTTAAGACCTCACTTAAGACGTTTTCAATGTCGTGAGAGTTACCGCTTTTAGTCAATGCACCTTGAAGGTCAGCTAGCCGTTTATCAGAGATCATGGCGCTGTATTATCACCAAACTCGTAAACGTATAGCCGGTGAATAGATTCAAATGTGTGTGATGCGTCTGTTGATTGTTTTACAATAACGTAATAAACATCGTCTTCGTCTTGTTCGCCTGTTGTAGCTGCGCCAAACGTCCACACAGACTTGGTTCCAGATGTGGTTTGATTGCTAATGTTTAATTCGCTTGACGCATCGGTAGCGGTTTGGCCCGTAATCTTTACAACGGTAACGGTTGGGTTTCCGCTTAATACCTCACCAGTATCCAGTTGTCGCGACCAGTCCAACGTATAATTGCGCGTTTCGGCTCGACGCTTTTCGTAAAACTGGTCTTCTGCCTGACGGTTACCTCTAGACATTATGTTGTTCCTCGCCGGTTTGCGGTTCTTGCTGCAACTAGGTGGTTCGCACTTTGCACCACTACTCTCTCGTTGGCAATCCGTTCATCTCGTGGAGAGATTGAATCAACTACACCAGAGTTTACAATAAATGGCTCAACGCCAACCAAGAACAAATCGGCTGACAGCGGAGTCGCAATGTATTTAAACGATACAGACGGTCTATAATCAACACCGGAAACCAGGGACAGAGTAGCTGTAGTTGGATAGGCATAGGCGTTTCCGCCAAGCAATGTTGTTGGGGCGTAGCCAACAAACGTTAGGGTTGCGGTATACGGTACAATGGCTACGCTATCGTTGGCCGTAATTGACGGGGCGTAGCCCGTGACAACAAGGCTTGCCGTAAACGGAATGACGGCAACGTTGGTGGTCGCAGTAACATTGGGGGCGTAGCCAGTAGCCGTAAGTGTTGCCGCGCTAGTAGCAAGCAACACGTTATCAGACACCGCCGTAGACGGGGCGTAGCCAATTGCCGTCAAATAAGCGGCAGATGGCGTTACGGTTGCGTTTGTAGTGGCGTCTACCGTTGGGGCGTAGCCCGTTAGGGTAAGAAGACCACCGTATGGCTGAACCGTCGTAGTAGTGACGGTTGCCGCAACCCACTCCACCGCTCCAATCTGGACACGGCGCTCATCGGTTTCACCTACGCCATCACCAGTTGTGACGCAGTAACACTCAACACCAGATCCATCAATACTTGCAAGTACCGATGCATTCCAATCAAACGTGGCGACAAAGCCGGTAGTGCTTGAAATAATTCCTGTGGACCCAGCAGCAAGGTCTGAGCCGCCACCCGTCTCACGGACGGAAATCTTTAGCGTAGGGTCACCACCACCAGAAGCAGGTGTGTCGGTGTTGTCCACCTTTCGCACATAGACCCGAAACTGCTGTAGCCCAGCACCAGTACGCAGATTTGCGGACGGCGTTGGGAAAGACACGCGCAAAGTGCCGTTTTGCGCCGTGGTAGTCAGCCACAATCCGTCTGGATTGTCCGGGTCATCATCAATGTCCGTGTACGCACCCGTTGATCCAGTTTGCGAAATAATCGCATCCGGGTATAGCGACTCATAACCGCTAGAGTACGATACAACGGAGTTGTACGCCGTAATTGATAGAGTAGCAAAAGACGGCGTAAGCCATACGTTGGCGCTTGCCGTTGCCGTAGGTGCGTAACCCGTAGCCGCCAGAAAAGCGGTAGACGGTGTTACGCCAACAGAAGCGGTTGTGTTTACGGTGGGCGCATACGCCGTAAGTGTCAGAGATGCGTTTCCGGCACCAAGAGAAACGTTTGCTCCAACAACAACAGATGGGGCGTAGCCCGTAACCAACAGGCTGGCTTCTGCGGAGGTCAGGACAACAGAAGACCCGATGTCCGTGCTGATGTCTACCGTAGGCGCATAGCTGGATAGCGTCAGGTTTGCAACTTGCGGGGATAGCGTGATGTTGTTGTCAAAAACAACTTGTGGTGCGTAACCCACAACCGTAAGCAATGCGCTTGACGGTTCCGCAAATGCATTAGACGCCGGGGCCGGGATAACAGACGCAACAGTCGGGGTGTACCCTGTAAGCGCTAGTGAAGCCGTAGACGGCGTAACAATTTCATTAGTGTTTGCGCCAATACTTGGTGCAAACGCCGTAATAACCAAAGACGCAGCAAGCGCAATTAGCGATACACCACCAGCACCATCGCTGACGCTGGGCGCATACCCCGTGGCCGTTATCGTCGCAGAATTAGGTTCCGCAAACGTGTTTGTGGCCGGGGGATTAATATCAACAGAACCACTAGGCGCATACCCTGTAGCGGTAAGTGTCGCCGTAGAGGTAGATAGATTTACGCCAGCTTGGTAATTGTCATTCCACTCAATTGCGCCAACTTCAAGCGAGGCGCGGTTGCTGGGACTTCCGCCCCCCGTAGAACCCGTGACGCGGCACTCCACATCCACGCCAGAAATCGCAGAAAGCGACGATGCATTCCAAGTACCAGACAGTACCGTTCCTGTAGTGGAGGATACCGTCTGCCCACTAACTAGCGTGGCTACCGCAGAACCGTTTTCATACAATTCAATTGTACAAGACGGGTCTGTGGAGTGGTTGGTTTTGCGGACGAGTACACGAAACTCTTGCAACCCCGCGCCTGTGTTCAGATCACCGGACGGGCTACCAAAAGAAACGCGAACTTCCGTGTTGTTGTTGTTTCCGGGCGCAGTTAGCCAAGAGCCATCCGGTGAATCAGGATCGTCCTGAATCGCCGTAACAGCCCCCGACAGATTTGTTGCTGTAAGGATTGCATCAGGTGCAAGCCGTTCAGTTGCCATCTATGCGCCCCGTCAGGTTAGCGGCGGAAAACATCGCCAGTCGCAAGACTGAGCGTGAAACCCGTTCCTACGGTCTGTGCTGATCCCAGATCAACAACACACAGCAACGGATCGGCAGGAGAAGTCGGGGTATCGTCATACACCACGATGTAGCGCCCACTCACAGACCCACTCCACGACGGAGAGCCCGTAATGCTCACTTTCGTCATCCCGCTGTCCGCAGACGTCGCCAACGTTACCGCTGAGTCAGTCCCGACAATGTCCGTCGCAAGATCTGCCCGCACAGAGTTTGTTAGGTCTAACGTGTGGCCGGTAGCCAGCAAAGCTGCCTTAAACGTGTGCCCAAACTGGATTGTGTTAGCGTCAATGTAGCCGGGAGCGGAGGTGTAGAGCATCCATGTATCCGTCAGGGTGCCACCACCACCTGCGGAAGCCTCGGCCACGGCCCACGCAATCATGACCTTGTCGTTCGCGTTGGAAGTCGCGACAACCTCCGCCACTACGTTTGCGGAGCCGGTCGCGTCACCGGCACTCGTTGTGCTGGTGCTGGCGTTTGCGTCGTACCACTCGGTCACGCCCGACCATGTATAGGTCGGCGTTGACGCGCCGTTGATCAGGGCCGCACCGACGTAGCTGGTAGAGGCGTTGGTCAGGGTAGCCGTCAGCGTGTCCGTGGTCGTGGCGTCGGAGTCGTACTGGACATCCTCCAGCGCCCCCTGGTCGGCCCCGTTCAAGACCCACGCGACAATGCCCCCACCGCCAGCGGAAAAGCCCTCAGACCCCGTCACCGTAATTGTGTAAGTGCCGGTGGGGATGGAATCCGCTAGGTTGGCCGTCCACAACTGGCCCAGCACATCGGGTCCACCAACGCGAGGCGGCGATCCGTTGCCGCCAACCGCCGATAGGGTCGTCTCGTAGCTGCCGCCGCTGTCAAATACTACGGAGCTAAAAGTCAAGCTTGTGTTCTCGACGCCGCAGAAAACGATGATTTTTGACGAGCTTGTGACCGCCGTCGTCGTAACGTCAACCGTCTGCGTGGCGTCCGATGTGGTAACAAGAGCGACGTTGCGTACATTAAGCGAAATAGCCATTAAGCCCAGCCAGGATCCGTTGTGTATATCTTAAAATCGTCAACGTAGAAGTAGGTGTCGTCCGTATAGCCGCCGTTGGTGTAGCCCATCAGGTACCCGGCGTTGAAATATTGGTAGGGGTCTACGGAGTCGATCATCAGGAGATCGTCGCGGTCTAGGATCAAAGACCCATTGATCCACACCTGATAGACGCCGTTGGCAACGTCGGGGGTGCCCATATCGGCGTGGATGCGGACCTGGGAATACTCGCCCAGCGCCATGTTCCATGCGTTTGCCGGGGTGCCGGTGGCCGCAGTCCCGGCCTCGACTTGGATGGACGTCCCCGACCCGCTGGGGTTGTACAGAAAGCGCCAGTAGGATACAGAGTCGGACGTCCGCCACCATTCGGCGACCACCTTCGGGCGACCAGACGTTGCGTAGTCGTACCCCCAGATGGCCCATAGCTTATGGTGCTCGGTGTCGGGCTCGTTGCGGTGAACGTAGTTGCTGGGGACCTTCAAGTGGTACTCAACCCAGACCTCGGTGGTCTGCGGCATTGACCACCGCTGCTCGGCGCTCCAGTCGGTGCCCGTCGGCACTCCCTGGAAATAAAACTCAAGGGCGTAGCTGCCCGTGCGAGCGTTCGACGCCTGAACACTCGTGTCGTTTGTTGAACCCCACGACACGCTGTTTTCTGTGTAAGACAGGTTGCCGGTCTCAAAACTGTCGGCGAAAAGCGGGGTTACGCCAGAGCCGTTGTCAATGCCGGGCTGATACCCAGTAAACGACAGAGTGGCCGTATTGGGGACCACAGACTCAACGCTAGATGAAATGCCCGACAGCGAAAAGAGGTCCTGAGCGGCAAGCCGATATGAACACGGACCTTGCACACCGCCCATGTCCGCTACACACAAGAGATAATCGGACGGGCTGGAATCGTCATAGATTGCAACATACCGTGGGGAATATGAACCGTCCCACGATACGTTGGAGGTAGTTGACACGGAGTCGCCAGACAGGGTAAGCGGCGAAACAGTCTGATCCGTGCCAATGGCATAAGCGGCTACGTCCGTCCGCTGGCTATCTACCCCAGCGGACGGATCGTAGCTGCCGTTCAGCAGCACAGCCTTGAACGAGTGACCCTCTACATTGATCGTACCGTTCCGAAGAAGCGGGATCGCAGATGTGTAAACGGTCCACGTTCTAGATAGTGCTAGTGCCACGTTTAGCTGGTGGCACCACTCAACTGGAAGATCCCGTTAGCGGCAAACGAGATCGAAAGGGTGTTGCCAGCGGTCACAGCAACGGGTCCAGTCGTAGAGGTGTTCAGATCGCAATACCCAACCAGCGCATCAGCAACACCCGTGGAGGTGTCGTCGAAGATGATGGCGTGGGTAGCGTTCAGCGTACCACCAGTAGCGGTCCATGTGGCCGTCGCAGAAGAATCAAACTTCATGCTAGTGCCAGTTGCGGCCCATGTGACACCCGTCAGGGTGAAGTCGGTGGCACCGCCATTGGAGGACGGGGCCGTCGCAATCGCGGCAGTCGCAAGAAGCTGGTGCGTCAGGGCGGGGGTGTACCCATTCACCAAGTGAACCTTGAAGGTGTGCGTATCAAGGTCGATGGTACCGTCGGCCATGTACTCCTTAAACTTCGTGTAAAGAATCCAGTTACCAGCAGCCATTTCCTAATCCTCCTTGTCTTGAGTGGCGAGTGCTTCCTTTTCGGGAACATGGCTATACCGGAGTTCTACTTGGCTCGCGCTGGGGATGTCCTCCGGTAAACGATCCACCCGCGACACTCTGAAACGTCCTCCTACCTGATCCACGGAAACCCACTCCGTGTCGTACCCGTAGGCTCTATCGCGCACCGGCTGATCTGCGTCCAGTAGCGTGGAAGAGTCCGGTACCGTAACCTTAATGCCACGACTGGCGGCAACCCCAAGCCAGAACTCCAGATTGGCGCGGCCCTTCTCGCGCTTGTGGAGGTTCGGGTAGGAGAAATCGCATCCGTATAGCTTGATTTCCTTCACGCCACAGGCAATTGCCAGCGTAAGCGCATAGGCGACGGTGCTGGTGTGGTACAGCGTACCGCAGCGGTTCAGCACCCACTCCAGCGGGTACTCTACCGTCGCCGGGTAGTCGGGATATGCGCGGCTGGTGTAGATAGGTCGTGTGCTTTTCTTCATCCAGTCTAGCATATGTCCGACACCTTCGTGCCCAGCCTTCGCACGGGCAGTCTGGATGGCGATGTCATCTTGATGAAAGAGACGGTCCCATTGGATCAGCCCACCGATAGCATTGATTGCCCAGATCTCGTCAGCAACCTTGCCGCCCCACCGCTGGATGGTGTCGTAGATGTACGTTTCCCGACTCTTGCCCATTGCCACGATAGCGACGGAGTTCGGAACGGGGCCACCAAGGATTCGCTCAGGCGTCATCTGACCGTCATCTGACATTTCCCACGAATCGTCCCGTGAGCAAACGGCAATTAGCGTCCTGCCGTCAAGCACATTGGGCTTAACCGGCGAAACAGCGTCCTCCTGACCAAATAGTTCGTCAACACGCCAGCCGTTGGAGCGAAGCAGTTCCGTAAACTCGTCCGGCGACCAATGGCGGTGGTGGTGCCGATAACCGCGAAACGGAAAGCCCACTTCGTTGGGGACAGAGCAAATGAGCGTGTCCGACAAGTTGCGGAAGTTCCACAGGGCGGTTTCCGGGTGTACCAGATGCTCTAGTGCTTCAAAACAGATAACCGCATCAGCATTGGCGTTCGATCCTTCAACTTCGTAAAGGTCAGCTTGGGTGTAAGTGATGTGAGGATTATGGTTCCAATTCTGCTTTGCGTATTCAATTGTCTTTGCGTCTTTGTCAAAGGCCAGTACCGAACACTCAGCGCCAGCAAGGATTGTTGAGCCGTAACCCACCCCGCAAGCAGCATCCACGACACGCTTGCCAGCAAGCCGCTTTGCAGCCCACTCGTAGCGTTCGCGGTGATCGGCGCGGATGTCCTCCAGCCGATTAGCTACCTGTCTCTCCGTTACGTCAATCACTTGTCATCCATCTCCCCGGTTTCTTGGTCAGATCCACCACCGACATTTCCATAACTGCCGCCAGAACCGTTTCTTTCAACTGGCTCGTCGTGATCCCCAAATTGCTCCCACGCCAAAAAAACAAACGCAAAAACGGTGGCAAGAATTACAATAATTGCAGCAATGTACATAAGGCTCTCGCTGATAATAGACACAATACACAAATATGCACGATAATGCCGGTTAACTCAATTACAAAACAGCCGTGCTAAGGTTTCCTGCATTATCAACAACGACCTTATACTTTGTGCCGTTAGGTGACGTTAGCACAAAATTGCGTCCAGGCCCAATCTCAATGTTCCTGTCGGTCTTTTCGGATTTTAGGTCCTCTACCTCCAGAATCCGAAATGCTTCTCGCATAACGCGATCAGTTGTAGCTGGCAGCTTCATCGCTCGCCACCCGGCTTGAACTCAACTCGCGGCGTACCCCAGCGCCAATCGCCGGTTTTTGCCTCTGTAACTTTGAGTGACATCTGGCGAGCGTTCAAACGGACGCTAGTTGGCTCCAGCATCTGGTAGGGGCCGTAGGTCTGCTGGGTGCCATTGGGAAACCGGCGGGTCAGGATATCAACGCGCACATCGCCCTGCGTTTTCTCGTCAGGGATAATCTTGGTGACGTAAGCTGTGTTGCCAGCGTTGATTTCAATCGGCCCACTGGTGGCATACGGGGTCAGGGTGCCATGGGATACGCCCGTGACTTCATGCTCGTATACCTTGCCGTCCGAATGTGCCATGAGCGGGTAGCGGATGACGCCCCGGTCACAGGCAGCGTGGGCCGGGATCTCTCCGCAGGACCAATGGTTTTCAGCGTAGTTCCAAGAGACGTAGCGGTCACACTCCGTAGAGGAGGAGGACGGGTAGTGCCACCAAATCTCATTGTACTGGGAGTTCACCCACGCAAAGACCTTGGACTGGTTGTCCGCATTAAAGTCGTTGAAAACAAAGTCCTCAACGTCACACGAGATCTGCCTCACAAAGCCATCGTACATCCAGAATCCGCGAGGACCCATCCAAGCCACAAAAGAATCAGAAGAGACAGCGGCACGGCGGGATACAATTCCGTTAGAAGAGCCCACCCGCTCAAATGAGTATACAAGCGGCGCTCCAATGTAGGTGGCGGAAAATACGTCCGTGGTGGTGAAGATCAGCACCTGCCCCCGTGTCTTTACGGCTTGCATAATTGGACCGCCAGATTCCAGCGTAAAGGAACCGGCTTGGTTTGTAGAGGCTGGCGTCCACAGCGTGTTGTCCTCCTGATCGCACCATGCGACCACGCGCCCATCTCCATTGGCACCCAACGCCATCAGAAACCGTTCCTGTGTCACAACCAACCCAACACAGTCGCTGGGAGCGTTTGCAACAATAGCGGCTGGTGTAGCGTTGTCTAGCTGCCACTCATAGATTTTTCCGTCTCCAGGCAAACACGCGACAAGGTACTGGCCCCAATGGTCAAGCGACCACGTTGCGGCAAAGCTGTAGATGGAAGACGCATCACGGGCCGTCCCGTAGTCGCCGTCGTTGTAGTCCAGCCACCCGTAACCACCGGCACCCACCGTCTCTTCTTGCCCCGAAATGCCAGTAGGCGTGATATCCGTAAAAACGTTGTCCACGCCAATTGCGTAAAGCTTCGTGGTCCCGACGCCAACGGTACCTACGGCCACCCAAACGCCGATGGCGGACCCTCTCCATGTCAGGATACCTCTGGGGTATCCCGTGAGCGTTGCAGTGCCCTTTTGTTGCCATCCACCAATGGGCTTCATCTCGCCGTTCTCCCAGCGCACCAGAGAGGCGTCATACCACCGTCCGCGAGACTGGTACTCCGTCCCGTTGCGAAACAAGCCCGGTGGAATATCTAGCGGAGCGTATGGCATTATTAGTTCTTGAGTAGGCCAAGGTTGAGAAGGATCAACCGAAGTTCGTTGATGGCGTTTTCAATATCTTGGTAGTCTGAGGCGTATGTAGCGCTCAAAGAGAGGGGGCTAGAAGTAGACTGTTGCTGCGTAGTTGGCGTAACTCCGTAAAAGCCAACCGTTGCCGTTGAGTTGTTGTGAATAAGGTTTCCACTCAATGTAGCGTTTCCAACAACCGTCGTTGGGACGGATGACGCGCCAATAAGCACGGAAGCAGCATCCGTATCTGCACCAAGCTTGACAATGTTGCTGGCGTCTACGGAAAGAGCGTCAATGTCTGCTGTGCCACCCGCATTACGAAAGGCGACGGCAGCGGCGTTAGCCATGCGAACCGCACCAGCCGAAGCAGCAGACGCGCCAATGGTGACAGAGGTAAAAGAGGCGGCGGACGCCGTGGTGCCACCAATCACAACATTGTCCATCGTGCCGCCATTGATGTCCAGCGACACGGCAGCGCCAGCCGCAAACACATCGTCCAGCGACTGGAACGCATCGTTCAGGATTGTCCCCCAAGTGTTGGAGGAGCCGCCAACGGTGGGCAGCGTAATGTTGAGATTCGTTGTAGGGTTCGCCACGTTATCCTCCGAATGTCTTGGTTCGCATTACGGGGCGCTGTCCAGCCCTCGCGTTGCGGTCTGTATTGCGTACCTTCTCCACGGCATCTTCGTACAGCGCCTTATGAAACTGCGAACGACTCTCGTCCATTGCCCATGCGTAGGCGTGGTGCAAGCAGCCGTGTAGGTAGATGTCGGGGTGGTTCGTGATAATCCAGTTTGTGGTGTTCGTGGCGGTTAGCGCGGCCACCCGTGCGAAATACAACCGCTCCAGCGTGTAGGAGTCTGCTGGCGACGGGAGAAGCTCTACGTTGTCCTCTACGATGCTGTAATAGATCGGCTCACCGGACTCAGAGTGTTCCTTTCGCAAGCCTGACATCATCTGAGGCGTCAGGAACCGAAGCTCCTTGTCCGGCGTAGTGGAGGTAATCGTCAGACGATCCATCTCCAAATAGTCCGAAGGCAGCGCGGTGTACTGGGAACTGGCCGCGAAAGTGTCCCTCGTCAACATATCCTTGACCCGAAGGCGGCGGTTCAGGTCCGCTTCTACCAAAGCAATAAAAGCGTCTATATTCTGGCCGATGTCTTCGCGTTGAGTCCAATCTTGAATCGACTCCCGAAGATCTGGATAGCTACTCAGAGACAATGTTAAAGCCCTCTAGTTGTCGGCGCAGCGCATCTCTTTCATCCAAGATGTCCTGCATCCCGTAGGCGTGTTCCCCAAGGTGCGACACTTCCCAAGAGAGGTCGTGGTCGATGTATACGGGGATATCGTGATGCTTGCAGTTTCCGTAGAAGTATGCGTCCTCTCCCAGCATTCCCATTGAACCGTCTTCCCGCTGTAGCCAAGGAGTGCTGTGCCAAGGGCGCTGTAGTGACTCATAGACCTCTCGCTTAACCATTACCAGCGCCAAGCCCATTCCATCAACGCGCTCAACGCCATGCTTGTCTGGAGACGGAAACACCCGCTTGTGCGGTCTACTGCCATCTTCTGCGGCATACGCTACCGCCGTAGGCTTCAGGGGCCGCACCCGGAAGCTACAGTTGGCCCCCACAATAGGTAGGTCGTGGGCCAAAAGACGCTCAATTACATCTGGAGGGAAACGCATATCACTGTCAATCCACAGCAAATGCGTGACCTCCGGGTCCTGCAATGCTTCTTCAACAATGTTTTCGCGGCTACGGCAAAGAAGCGAGTCCCTCTTTACGCGAAGCTGCAACCCATTTGTTGAATCGCCCATATTTGCAACAAAACTTGCCATAGCAATAGCAAGGTCGTGTGCAAATCCGGTTTTTACCTCATCACCAGCCGGCACACAAATAGCTACACGCGCTTGGACGTTGCCCTGAGCTTTTTGTACTGCGGGTCGTTTAGCTTTTGCTTGATCCACTTTTGATCCTTTACGGTCATAAAGTCAGGTCCCAGTTTGCCTTTTTGAACCCAATCCATCAAGATTGGAAACGGCACGGAACCAAGGTATTTAAGGTCTGGACTTTCCATGTGTTCGCGCTCAAACTCAGACGCCAACAGCGCTTTGTTTCGCTCAACAATATGATCAGTATCCCAAACCTCTTCAATAATACCCTTACCAAGCTGTTTGTCCCAATGCCACCACGCAGTCACGCCACGGGCGTCATCGTTCCAAAGCAAACGACCTCCTGGCTTCCCCTTACGGATTGGCACTCACTACTCCCTCTTTTTTAGGAAAAAGCCGTTGGGGGGCGGGGCGCTAACCCCACCCCCCTTCGGGTTTGGGTTACGAGGTGGTAAGGTCAGCGGCGATGCCGTGGGCCTTCTCGTTCTTCACAGCAAGTCCGAACTCAGCAAGCACGAACTCACCGTCACCGTCACCAACCTTGGCGAGTTCATGGAACTCAACCGGACGGAGGAACTGCACCTCAGCGTACTCAGGGTCAATCACGAACGCATCGCGAGCACGCTGGAAACGGTTCGGGATTACGGCAAGGACGCCAAAGTCCGACTGATAAAAGTCAGCCGCACCAATAATCGGCACCTGTCCGCCCAGAGAAACGCTAACACGCTGATCGGCAATACCAGCAAAAGCCGACACAGCCTGTTTGTTAAAAGAACCAACCATCAGCAGGGAGGGATCCCCGCCACTGTCCCAAACCTGCTTGACAACAGACTTGAGGATGGTTTCGGTGAAGGCACGCTGCACACCGTCAGACCGCTCGTCGTTGACAAGGGTGGTCCACACCGGGGAAGCCCCGTTGGTGGCCGACATATCAACGTTGGTCTTGATCCACGCAGGAAGACCAGCGGTTTCACGGGCGGTACCAGAGGCACCGGCAGCGGCAGAGTTGTTGTCAAGAAGCGCGGTTTCCATGTCCCGCTTAAGCTCCTTGATCGCCTTGGCTCGCTGATACCCAAGGGTGTCATCACGGCCATACCACTGCGCGGCACGGGAGGTGCCGGACACACGGTAGTCCTTCGCGTTAATCTGAACGTAGTTCTGCACCACGGTCACATCGTTAACAGCGGTGGTGCTGTCACCAATGAAGAACCCTTCGGCGCGAGGCGTCCCGCTGGCAGCGGTAAGCTCGTCAACCGGGATCTCAAACAGGGTGTTGTGGACGGAGCCCCGCCCAACGTTCGACATGAAGGGGGTTTCGGTAGGGTCTACGTTGTAGACCGCATCCATGACATCCTCAACCCCTCCACTCATGTCATAGGTTTCATGCAAGTTAGTGTACGCCATTACCGTCTAGCTCCTAGTGGCTTAATGTTTCCGAAGAAGTCGGCAGCATCCTTAGCCTTTACCGGCCCCTTGAGGGCCTTTTCGGCTTGCTGCTCACGTTTGGTTTTGGTTTGCATACCAGGGCCAGCCTTGGCGGTCTTTGGACCTTTTCGCTGAACTAGATTTGGCTTCTGCTTTTGCAGTTCGTTGTAGCGCCACGCATCTCTCAGGACTTTTACCGCCAGCGGGTCATACAGGTTTTCGAGAGCTTCCTGTGAAAACCCGACATCCAGCGCGAACTGATAGACCGCCTTCGCCTCACGCCCTGCGACTTCTTCGTTACCCCAATCGGGGATCAACTCAGGAAGTTTGGCCTTTGCCAACTGCATCTGCCGTTCCATTTCCACCGCCTGAATCCGCTCAACCTCACTACGCTGTGCGTAAACAGCTTGCAGTTGCTTCTGCTGCTGCTCAAAAACAGCCCGTGCCTGATTGTACTCCTGCGGACTAAGCTGACGGCTAAGTTCAGCCCAATTGGGCTCCTGATAGCCAGAAGCAAGATAGGACTCTACCTCTTGCAGCCTTGCGTGGAGAGCCTGTGCCATTTCCAAGTTCTGTCGCCGTTCGGCTTCAAACTGGGCTGACCGCTCTTCCAATTGCTTGCGCTGCTCGGCAACTGCCTGTGTCTTGCGCCTATAGTCGGCATCACGGCTGTAACCATGAAGCAGTTCGTTCAGCGTAACCTCAATCTCTTCACCCTGAACCGTTACAAGGAAAATTTCTGAGGTGTCAGAATCATCTGCTTCATACTCTACTTGGCCCTGATCTTCCAACTCTACCGCACTTTCCGCAAACTGCGGATCTTCTGCGGGTGCCGGCTCTTGTGCCGGTTCAGCCACCTTGGGGCGCTCCCTAGTGTCGCCAACGACGGGGACCTGACCAAAGATGGACGCGCTTTCGCGCTGGGTTGCCGCTACGATCCCATTAGGGTTGTCGATTGGCATAACTATTAACCTCTCCTGTTTAGTTTATCCATGGCTCTTTGCCGAACAGCATCGCTATTAGCAGCAGAAGTTAGCCGGGATTTTAGGCGGCGAATCAACCGTTGTTCGCACCATAGATCGTCTCTTTCCGCCGACGACGTAGCGGTACTCCATTCCATAGAAATTTCTTTAAATACTTCTTCACAAATGTGTTCAAAAAATTCGTTGTCTAATAGCTCTCTTGCGCGTTCACAATGTTCGTTACTAAGCACTAGTAGCCTTTCTTGCCTTGTCGATTTCTAGCTTTTCCCAATCAACATTGAGTTCAGCGGCCCTCAGAGCAAACTCAAGGGCGGTCCTGTCTCGCTCACGGTCATCCTTGAGCGCCTCAATCTGAGCCTTTAGGGCGAGATCCTCGCGCTTCATCTGGATCTCAGCCATAATCATCTCTCGCTGCGCCTGTGCCAGCAACTCTTCCGCAGACGGCTCGTCGTTGGGCGGCAATTGGAAGTCCGGCGGGATCGGGTTCCAGAAGCTGGACACATCCTTGAAGCCACTAAGCTCCATAATCTTTGCTTGCGTGTGCCGGATCTGCCCAAGCGTAACTAGCGGGTTGCTGGGTCCAAGCATCTGCATTGCCGCAACCTGTGCCTGTAGCGTCTCGCGCAGAACCATAAGCTTCTGGTCCTCCAGGCCGCTGCCCAGCGCCACATTGACACTAGCGTCCATCTGGGCGTCCCACAGGCGAGGATCAATTGGCACCCACGTTCCGCGCAGCCGGACCATGCGCTCTGCGTCTTGATGCTGGATGACAAGGTGCAGCAGGACGCGCATAAGCCGCTTCATGCCAGTTTCGGCAAGATTACGGGCCATGACCTCAAGCGTCAGCTTGGAGCCACGCTCAATTGCGGCCACGGCGGATGCGGTCATGCTCTGAAGCGCACCAGCGTCAAGGCCAGACGACTGGGCAGAGATCCCGGTGCGCTGCTCCTTGATGCGGTCAAACATATCCAGCACCGGCATCGCCTCACGCCCCACAAACGGCTGGGTGTACGGCATCACCATTCCAGGGGCATCCATGCGGATAATCCCGCCGGTTTCGTTGTTTAGCGCATCCTCAAGGTTCACATGGCCGTCTACAACACCCATGCGGGGGTTAACAGACTGCGCCAGCGAGTCCAGCATACTCCGCATGATCTCAGAATTGATGCGCTGGAGGTCCTTGGTGCGATCCGCCAGATCGTGTCCAACGAAGGTGTGCGGCTCCGGGTCAATGTGAAAGTCCGCAAACGGACGGATGTCCCACGGATCATTTGCCACCACTTCGTGGGCATCGCCAATGCAGCAGACGCGACGAAGCTCGTCAATGCCATCACCGTCGTAGTCGGCGTAAACATACGATTCGATGTAGAGGACACGCTCCCTATCACGCGATCCGCCCGAATCTCTGATCTCAAAACGGTTGCGCTCATGGCGCTCATTGTTCCATGTAAGATCGTCGGCTTTCGTGATGTGGGAGCGTACCAATTCCGGATCGTACCCCATCGCAATCAACTGAGATGGCGTTTTCATGCAACGATGCGCCACAAACTGGGCATCATCCAGCCCTCTTGCGTCCCTAGAGATCAAAAACTCCTCTGGAGGCAGCACTTCAACACAGATCCTGTCGCCAGAAGTGCGTCTACGCACCTCAACGTCGAATTCCATGCCAATTTCGTCGCCTTCCAGCGCAATAATCTCTACATTCGGGTCTTGCTGTAGCGTCTGGACGGCCAAAAGGTTCAGTTTCGTGAACTGATGGGTGGTCACGGACGTAGAATCGTCAAAAAACGCCTTGACAATGCCAACTTTCTTTGTCAAAGCGTCCTTGAAGGCACCCCAAAGGATGCGATAGCCCGGATTATCCTGCATCAGGACGTAATTGGCGTAATCCGTGGCCTGTTCCGCCATCTGGACATCTTCCTCAGTCCTTGGCACAAACTCTACAACCCGCTCAGAGCCCGCAAACACGCGCATCAGCGAGGGCATCGCCTGTTGCACCGTGTCGCGCAGCGTAGTCATAACTACCTGAGAGCGACCTTCTTCTTCATTGCCAAATTTGTCGCCACGATAGTAGCGGGTGGCCTCCCTACGGTGACTCGCTAACTGCGAATCAGCGTAGTTGACCGCATCGTCAATGTAGGACTCAACCAGCTTACTGAGTTCCGCTGGTTCCATTCCTACGCCAGACGCATCCTCAACCTCATCAATGATAGAAGCCATTATGCCCCATTATTCGTGGTTACACACCCACAAATAGTAGACTTGACTAAACCTATGGTCAATGATACAAAAAGCCCCGCCAACCGGGGGAGGACGGCTGACGGGGCGGCGCAGGAGAAAAAGGGGGGGGGCTCCGCGCTAGGAGCGTTGTGGGGGAGATGCACAACGCTACAAACGGAATATATGCTAAACCAATCTTGGGATCAAGCGCCTTACGGGCTTGCGCCAATCAAACTTTTCGCTACCACTCAGGCGAGCAGCCGTTGAAGCAAACGTAAGCGCCAACGCATCTGCGCGATCCGGGGAGTCGGCACCCCTCTTTTTCATGCCCTGCTTGCTTTCAAGCCTAATCTTGCCGCGATCCGTGTACTCAAAACGCACCGAAACCAACTCCTCCATCAATTCCTTGTCGTTTGGTAGCCGCACATCGCGCTGTTCAAGCCACGCCTTCATGTTGTACCACAACTCAGACCGCAGATTCAAATGCTGTCCTTTGAGTGAAGGCGATTCAGATACATTGATGCCACGCACAGGTAGACCAAGACTACGAAGACGATCCACAACACCAGCGCCAACACCGATAACATCGACCAAAATCTCACTAGGGCGGTACGGACCCAGCGCAGCCTCATATTCCGCCTCCACCAGACCCGCAAGCTGCATCGTGTCCAAAGAACGCCACGTTTGAATGTTGCCCAGCAAGACATTTCCTTTCCTTTTCGCCAGCGCAGACGAGTCAGAACCAAACCGCGCAACATCCAACCCCCACACAACCGGCGCATCCGCAATTTCGTCCACATCACGCCCAATTGCGGCCTCAACCAACGACACCGGAATCACCGTGTTCGACTCGCCCCTGGGAAACTCGCCCAAAACGTGGATGCGGTACGGGTCCGAATCATCCCCATACTTGCGCTTCATGCGCCCAATCCATGATTCGCTCACCCGCGAGCATTGTTCACTGCTCACATGGAACGTCTTCCACGAATCCGCCTCCACCGTGTGCGACTCGTAAAAGAAACCACTTGTGCGGTTTGGGTTACCCGTCAAAAACAAGCACGTTTTACCACGATTGCCGGCTAGTGAACCACTCAACGACTCAAACAACGCATCATCTACCGCCGCAGCCTCGTCCACCAACACCAATACGTTTGGAGCATTCATCCCCTGCATTGACTCAGGACTGTCCTTACGCGCCGTCTTGATCGTAATAAAGTTCTCAAACGGCTGGCGAGGATCAAACTTAAACTCAAAACGCTCCGCCTTGATCGTCCAACAATCACGCAACTCCTGCGGCAACGTGTTTACCCACTTCTTGAACTCAGGGATGTACGCATCCTCCAACTGCCCACTACTAGGCGCAGTCACCAACACCCTGGCATCACGATGCACCATCAAAAACCACATCGACAACCACGCCAGCACCGTCGTCTTCCCCACCTGACGCCCAGACCTAATCGTGATCTGCGTCTCACCGTCCGCCACCGCTTGCATTACCTCAGACTGCCAGCTATCAGGGTCTTCCTCCAACAACGCCCTTACAAACAACACCGGCTCGCGCCTTAGACGCCCCACCATTTCCTCTAGCTGCATCGTTCTAATTTCTCCCGTCTAAAAAACACCGCGCAAATACTTACCAAAATGACATCCGCCCACCGGTGAAATACCAAGCCAACTTTTAAACCGTTCTAATTTTTAAAAATTGGGGCGCACATTCATTACAGTAAATGATGGGGGGGGTACCAGTATAGTCAAACTATGGCCTAATTGCTAGGCTTTTGCGCGCACCGTCTTTCTGTGTGTGGACTAGCCCGGCAAAGCGCACCCCCTGTTATTTAAGGGGGGGCTCCCGGCATCTTCGGCTTTTCTTCGGCTTTTCTCTGGTTTTTCTTCGGGCCTTCGGGTTTTGTTCGGGTGTCTGGCGAACCGCCCAGGAGGCGCGCAAACGGCCCCAGGAGCCCCAAGGACGCCGAACCCCTATATATATGGCCCCGCGCCGTCCGTGAGGCTTTGATGGGCGTTTCCGTGCGTGTAGAGGGCGTTCTGGGCGGTCGGTGGGGCTAGCTATGCAACCAAGCGGCTAGGCAGCAAGACTCCGCACCCCCTATCTGTCTTTCTAATATCTATCCCTGCTCTCTCCCCCCTTGGGTGTATCGTGGCCCCCCGTTGAGGCGTGGGCGCAGCTAGCTGGCGTGCCTGTTCCCCCGTGCGCGGAGCGTGGTCAGCTTGTGGGCAAGCGAGGGGGGCGAGCCCGTAGGACCCGCCCCCGTTCCGCGTTTTGTGGCGGTCCCCCTATTCCCAAGAATAGAAAACTTTGCCCACGTCCCTTTCCCCGGCCCCGTTGACCACGGCGAAAACGTAGGATGGGCCGGAATACGCCCCCACCACAATCTCGATGGTCCACGGGCCAGCAATCCACCCCCTCCCCTCAGTCCAGATTTCCGGGACCGTTTCCCCCTTCCGGGGTATAAGCGGCGTTTCCGTCCCCCTGATTTTCTTCACGGATCCCCCCTTAGTTTCTTTCCGAGCGTTTCTAGCGCTAGCCCCAACATATCCGGGGGTGGGTGATTCCCCGTTTCCCACAAAGAGACCGTTTTCCGGGTCACCCCTAGATGTTCTGCGAGTTCTTCCTGGGTGACGCAATGATATCTGCGCCATCCCCGGATAAAGCGGGCCATCCCTTCTTCAAATGAAAGCATTTTTCAGCCCCCGACTACGAAACCGGAAGTGTCACCCTTTGCCTCACCCTTCGCGGTCAACCCGACAATGCAACCCTTAGGGTCCAGGAACCTGAGGTCCGTATCGTCCCCGGACACTACGGGTAGCCCACGGTATGTCTCGGGAAGGTCGCCAGCAAAAACAACCGCAACGTTCAACCCACGGCGCACCACCCCCGCAAGTCTGTTTTCGTTGGATTCACTACGGGAAAATGTAAGATGATAGTTTGCGGGTATGTTCCTGCGGTTCGGAAGCTTTGTGTAGTCGTAAAAGGTGAGGTGCGGGAAAGCTTCCATAACGTTGGGGAACCTTTCTCCGTCCCTGGTGCAGGGGATGGTTTCCCACCTAATGTCTGAGGTTCCGTTCAAGCGGAAGACCGGAACCATACCCCCCCGGTTAGCCTTGCGCTCTGCCGACTCGATATCCCCCACAAGCTCCCCCATGAAACCGGCCCGGTCCTCAAAAAGCTTCCGAGTCTTCCGTACCCTTGCGTCCTGGACGGGATTGAACCGTCCCCGGCCAGCGGTATTCAAGCAAGCGGAGAGGCAACCCTTAGAAGCGCCGGGGCAAACCTGGAAACCTGAAAGCTTGCCAGGGGCAAGATGTAGAATAAACGTCAGATACCCTTGCGCCTCACCCTTGCGGGTTTTCGTGTTCGAAACGGATAAAAGCTTCATTGTGCCCCCCCTATGAAAGGATTTTTACAACCCTACCACCTTCGACCCTCACCCTGGCGTACCAGCGGTGTGGTTCCGGATAGTGTGGACCTTCAATCGTGGTGGTGCCGGTGTCTGGCGCGGGAATCAGGCCCGGGCTGAAAACATAGACTTCCCGGCCTGATGAAACCGCTTCGCGGAAAGCTTTCTTTGTCTTGAAGTTTGGCGAAACGTACATACCCCCCCCTACCGTTGAAGGCTAGTGAACGAAAGCGCCAGCGCCAGAAAAACCCACACCCCCACCAGCGCCCCCGCAAGAATCTCCCCGGAAAGCTCAACCCCTAGGTACATGGTCCCCCCTACAGAATGAAGACAACAACTAAAGAACGAAAAAAAACACGGCTAGAGCCCAAATCGCGAGCACCATCCCTAGGGATGCTGCCCCCATGGCTAGGATCGCACGGGCCTCGACGAGCACGTTGGCGGGAAGTGGGCGTCGTATCATAACTCGGCCTCCTCGGCGGTATGCGCAACCCATTCCCCCTGCACCTCTGCGGACCAGCGGCTGGCCTCACGCGCCGTCGCTGGCCTGTCGCAGGAGTGCCCCCAAATTACGGTCCAAACGTACATAATCCCCCCTCCTCTAAAGGTGGTGATGAACTTGCTCCAAGGTACGGTAAAAAATTGGGCACGCAACCCCTTTGGCGGGGGCCGGGGAATATCGTTACAATTTAGGCCAGCCTAAGGGAAGTTTTTGGGCAGACAAGCGGTAGGCGGCGGGCGATCTTTGCCCCATGTTTAGAGACCCCCGACACCAAATACGCCAGGGCCGGCGCGGTGCGTCCGGCAAGGTGTCTCGACGTTTAAACGAAACTAGAATCCTAGTTCTATGGACTGGCGAACCCAGAGCATGGCCGATCCGCATGGAATGGATCGAACCGACACGAAGAGGGGATTCTCTGGCGTAACCGGGACCGATTCTCTGGTGTAACCCGATTCTCTGGTGTAACGGACCCCAATCCCTAGTCTTCGATCTCGTACTCCGCGTCTTCTGCCGGTGCGGGCAACCGCTCCTGATGCTCCGCTGCGGTGATCGCGCGCAGAATCGCCTGACCCAGCGTTGACACCACCGCATCCACGCCGCCACCGTACTCCTCACGGTTGTTGACACCAGCCCGCCATTTGAGCGTCTCCACCTGTAGTTTTTTCGCTTGCCAGTCCTCCTGCGTGGCGTGCATCGCGATGTGTACAGCCTCATCGGCGTCCATATCCCCGCGCAGCTTGCGTAGCCTACGCCACGCCTGTTTGGCGTCTGGGTCGCGGTCCAGCCACCCGTAGAGGGCAGACACGCCGACAGTCTGATTTTCCTGGGCCGGCTCCCAGAGCGAGGAGACCAAGGCCCGCACGGTGCCATGCTCAAGGTACAAGCGAAAAACCTCCTCCACGCCCATGTCCTCTAGCTGTGCAATCCGCGCCTCGTAGATTCTTCTGCCCCCAGCCATGCGACCTCCGTTGTTTAGGTGTGCCTAAACTGTAACAATGTTCCCGCGCATGGAAAATAGGCTGACAAGGGTGTTGACGGCCCATTTGCACATCGCTAGAATAAGTGTGTAACGCCGGTTGCATAGCACGGCGCTTGATTGTAAATTTTATCACCAAGGGGAGGCCACATGAACGGACACGAAGTGCTGGACTATTTTGCCGACAAGCGGGACGAGAGCCGTGACATCGCGCTCCAGCGCCTCTGGGACGCTCGCAAGCTCCTGTGCGAGGCGGCAGACGCTTCGCTGTGGGCTCATGTACCCGGACTCCACGGGGGCATCAACGAGGCGGTTGAGGCAATCACGCAACTGAGGATCCTGATCCACACTAGAGAGGCGAAGTAAGATGAGACGCGACGAGGAGAGAGAGATTGCGGTTGATTGCCCTTCTTGCGAGGCACGGATCGACGTTCTGTTCTCTTGGGAGGAGGGTGTGATTGACTGGGACGGTTGTCCCTGCTCGCTCAATGGATTCATCGACGAAGAGCGGTGGGTGGAGCGGCTGGGCGAACTGGCCGCAGAACGGTTTGACGACTAACGGAGACTTGACTGTGACAAAACGAGAAGCAATCGAAGCCGCCGCAGCTTGGGGGATTAGCGGCGCACAACTCGCAGCCGCATGGGGGCACACACGGCAATGGCTGTATGTAGCGAGGAAGACGCCGCTCCCCAAAGTGTACGAGCTAGCACTACCCGAAACCATCAACCAACTCAGCAAGGGGGTAAAAACGTGGTGACTTTTACGGGATCCAACGGCCAGCGCATCAAGAACATTTCTTACAAAAACTTTTGGTACCACACGAAGGACGCTCCACTTCTGGTCCGCTGGGGAAAGACGGGCGACGGGCAGTACGGGCCCTTCGCCGGCTTCGAGGTCCACGGAGACACAAGCGGTGAGTATATGTTCAAGCCGGCGAAAGATGCACCACCCAGCGAGGAGTGGTGGCCGGCAATGGAGTCTCAGATCAAGGCAACCAAGGGCGGCTGGGTCCTCGCCACGGCAACTTTTGTGGGGGAGCATCCATCCCTAGTGCTGGAGGACGAGGAGGGGCTGGTCTTCCCGGCGGAGACGGTACAGGCGGCTGTGAGGGAGCTTGACCTCGCGCCCATTAACGACGCGGCTAGACGTATTGTGTCGCAGCCCACCGTCGCACAGGCGAGCGGGACGCCGCTCCAGGCGGATCAGGATCTTATGCTCCGGTGCGCTATCATCGCTGGTGGTGTCGTGGACGCATTCTCAGACAACCTGGGTAGGCCGATGACCGAGCACGACAGGACCATCGCGATTTCTCTTTTCATCCAGAACCACCGCTAATGAAGAGAGGCAAGCCGCTCCGCAAGTTTAACCCCAAACGGAAAAAGAAGTTATGGGAGAGGCAGTTCGGATCTCAGGAGCGGCTTGACTGGCTCAAATCCCGGCCCTGCGTCTGCGGCAAGAAGGCTACAGACGCCCACCACGTTCGTAGTCGTGGGGCCGGGGGGAGTGCTGACGATATGGTACCACTGTGCAGGGAGTGCCACAATTTCATACACTTGAGAGGACCCAATGAGTACGAATCGCATTACGCAGTACGGCTACGTCAAGCCGCGACCCTGTACGCAAAGCAATGGGAGGAGAGCCGCAGAGTTACGGAGTGAGATACTGACGCTGCGGGTAAATATCCGGTATCTGGAGCGTGAGCTAGATCGCCTTGAGGGGCGCACCGAAGATGAGTGAGGGGGCAATCGTGGCAACAGTCACCGTGTCTGCATCGGCCATCATGCTCGCAGTCGCAGTTCTGGTGGCACCGCCAACCGATCCCACCATCTTGGTCGAACACTCCCCCGTAGCGTCATGCCGTATGCTCACCGGGGACATCCAGTCGTGGGCACCGCAGGACTCAACGATGGTATACTACATCTGCCCAGAGGAGGGAAAGGGAAAATGAACTACGTTGTGGTCTTTGGGCTTGGTGCCGTGGCAGGATATGCGCTTGGCAAGCACCTGACGCAAGCTAAGATGCAGGAGCAAATGAAAACCGCCGCAGACATCATCAACAACCTGGCTATGGCGAACCTCGCAACCCTGACCGCACAGGACCCGTTCGACAACCCCGACAACTGGGGGGAGAGGCTGTGAAGCCAGCTTCGGCCAAGGCCAAGGGGAGGCGCTTGCAACAGGCCGTGGCAAAAATGATTGCAGACGCATTCCCCGGCCTTGAGCCCGACGATGTGCGATCCGCCATCATGGGCGAGACTGGCACCGACATCAAGCTCTCGCCAGCCGCTAGACGCCGCTTCCCATTTGCCGTAGAATGTAAAGCGCAGGAGCGTTTAGATCTGCGGGGTGCGTTTGATCAAGCCGCCAAGAACGCAGGGGAGCTAACGCCCATCGTGGTACACAAGCGAAACAGGGGAGAGATCCTCTGCACACTGACTTTTGCAGACTTGCTGAGGGCACTATGCGACAGCCAACAATCCTAGCCGGGGGGCCAGTTCGGGAGGCTAAGGGCGAACTCTTTGACACATGGAGCAAGTGTATCCACGCCCAAGAGCGGGTGGAGATCGACCTAAGCTATGAGGTGGACAAGGGGTACACGCCGGGAGATATTCAGGACACACACATCTGGCGGCACGATGCCATTGAGAGGGTGGCGTATTCACGGCAGTCATTCTTGGACCGCTTCGTGGAGTCCGAATACGACAAGCTACTCTTTGTGGACGATGACCTCCTACTCTCTGTGGACACGGCAGCTACCCTGGTGCAGCAGATGCAGCTTCATAACGCAGACATTGCGTATGGCGTCTTCTGGACTGTGTGGCAGAATGGTAGCCCACCGCTACCACAAGTCTGGGACGAACATCCCTACGGATTCCGTGACCCGGAACTAATGGTGCGCCTCAACAACCGTGAGACAATGGTTGTTCGTGGCGGCGGTGCCTGTACCATGCTGTCGAAACGGGCAGCGGAACTCTGCCGGTACCACCCCAGGATCACCTCGCTCCCCATGGGA